ATGGAAGATGCAATTCAGGCCTATGAAATCAATGATATTGATGATATAGAAAATATTTTCGGACGAGTTATTTCAGGCGAAGAAATCCACATTGAAAATTTGAAGTTAAACTTCTTAGAAAGTATTGATTTCAAATTTTTTGGTGATGAAGATAAGTATAATGGTACTCTGCCTGCAAGTTTGGCACAGGGTATCTGTGAATTTCAAACTGAGATGTACAAGGTTTTTACTCTAATCAAGTACAAAACCTCTAACTTACAGAAGCTCACTGCTGAGGATCGAGAAGCTGCAGAGTTGGTTTTTACTATCAATCCTGGCTGCACAGAAATTATCACCTCAGTTAAAGAACTTATTGATTCCTTTGGTAACGCATTTGAGAAGGTAACACAAGGTATGAGCCCAAGACAGAAAACAATGTGTTTCCTGTTTGCTGTCTTAGTTTTAGGCGGCGCATGGGTCGGTACGTCCTACTTAGATCATCAGACACAAGTCGAAACCAAAACTATTGAGTTACAACTGGAAGAAGCAAAACAGCGAGCAGAATCCGAGCGGATGACAATTCTACGCGATGGTATGCTGTCTGCAATAAAAGCACATGAAGGTATTGATACGATAGAGCGCGCCGAAGGTATCCAAGAGCACACAGCTAAGGCATACACTGGAGTTCTTAAAGGTGCATCTGATGCAGACAAAGTGACGATCCGCGGGGCCAGCAATATTGAGCTTTCGCAAGGTCAGGTTCAAGAAATCATCAAGAACCCAATTGAAAAGGCTAAGTCAGAGCAGCAAACATTGGAAGTTGTCATTGATAGTATAAAACGCTCAGCCGATAAGCTAACGTTAAGCTGCCATGAGCCAACAGGTGATGATTCATTCCCGATCTATGTTGATACCAGTTTTATCAATGATCCTGATGAAATAGGCTTAATTTTTGACGCGATGAAAAATAATAAAACGGTCAACATCCTTGGTAGTTATAAGATTAGGTCTGGTGTGATAGAACAAGGTAACGCCTCTACAATCTCACCCCCTTGAACTTCAAACCGGCCAATGTGCCGGTTTGTTATTTCATTACAATCCCTCTTGGGTAACATTTTTATATAGATAACAGTCTTAATTTTTGGTAAGGCACCATGCTCACAGAAAAACAGTTTTTTGAACTTATCAAAGCATTACAGTCATCTAATTTCTCAACCACAGAGATTTTAGGGTTGAGCTTCGCTATTATTATTGCAGCTCTCATAGTGAACTTTATTGTTTCTTTTATAACTGAAAAAGCAAAAATTTCTGCTACCAACGCTAACTATGAAATACTCAGAAAGCAGTTAGCATTAAATACAACAACTATCAAAGATATAGAAAAAAAGATTACTTCTGAGTTGTGGATTTCTCAACAAATCTGGCAAAAAAAGTACGATATGTATGAGTACATTTACACTCAGTTACTTAGTATAAAAAATGGGCTGATAATGAATTTGAAATTATTGAGATTCACATGATGCCAACATATGTAGCCAATAGTTATCAAGGATATTTTAATCAAGAACAAGAAAAGCAGTTTTGGGATGAAGTACAACAGGCTCACGAAGACCGTGATAAAGCACTAAACGATGAAGACCTTAAATTAAAAAATAAAGAGCTACAACAGAAACTTAGCCTAGCCTTCACAGCATTAACAGAGATGATGTTAACTAAAGCAGTCCTTCTTAATAAAGAAGTAACTGTTATTTTAAATGAATTAATTGAGAATATTGGTACAAATCCGTCCCCACAGGAATATGAAGAACCGGATGATTATGGATACAGAATCAAGGGGGCCATGGATAAAGCCTTAGAAAAAATAAGAATTAATGCTTTATCTGATTTAGAAATAAAAAATCCAGAATATTAATCCCCGTCATGTGGTGACAGAGGAATAAAATTCAATTTCTCTTGCGCGTGAAATGCGTAAAATGAGTAATGGCTGGAAATCATTCAATACTCGCACTATCAAAAGTTTACTAGCCAAACCGCAGCACGTCCTGCATACGTCGTGTCTGCGGTTTTTCTTTTTTGCTTACATTGTGTCTGGTTCTTCCGGCCACTCAATATCAGGTGCAGTTGATGTATCAACACGGTTCAGCAACACCCGATACTTTTTCCAGGCTTCCAGCAACGAATTTTCTTCCTCCGTTGCGATCTCCAGATCTACAGCATCCTGAAGCGGCGCTATATGCTCACTGGCTACCTGCATCAGGCTGTTTTTTGTTTCTTCCGCCTCCCGGATCCGGAATAGTTTTTCTGCTTCTGCATCTTTCACCCAGGCTGTACCGTTCCACTTCTGATATTCCCCTTCCGGCGACAACCAGGTGACATTTTCCGCTAATGGGCCTGGTTCAGAGATAAATAGTGCGTCCCCGGAAGCCAAGTCAAAGAGCATTTTTCCCCTGTGACCTTCAACGGCTACTTACTGTTTAAAAACAGCTACGATGCCAGCATAGATCCTCTTGAATACGATGTACTACGTTTTTTCTTATTCTGGACTGAACTCCCTAACCTGCTTCAAATCCAGGAGATTGCTCAGTTCCTCTTTCATTTCACGCTGATGACGATAAATCTCATTATTGCGATCAACCTGCGCCTGCGCCATAGCTGCAGCCAGCTCCTCCAGTTCCGTCATCGACAGTTTCACCTGCTGATTATCAGCATCACTCCATGTCATAACGTCCCACTGCCCTGAGTCAGCCCCTGCAGCCATTACCACCGGGTAAAGGCGGGCCAGCGAGTCGGGGCCGCCATTCCAGGTGTGTCCGTTCCATTCGAATGTGAACGGCTGCGCTTCCTGTTCTGTGCGCCAGGCTTCGATTTCCCACTTTTTGGCATCTCTGGCTGCGGCAATAACTTCAGGCGTGACTGTGAACGGGGCGATTTCACCCCATCTGCCACTCTGCAGTTCCTGCCAGATTTGCCGGCCAGTTTCTGCTGTATCATTTGCCGAAGCTGTGTATGGAAGTGGCATTTCCATACCTGAAAACTCGACCATGCAGTCAACATCTCCGGTTTCAAGATACCTTTGTTCGCTGATTTTTTTTATTTTCATCACATCGTCCTTATAAAAGCAGCAATAATAAACTCACCTTCTCCGGTGTAATCCGGGGTTCCGGATAATGCACGGTAAACACCCGGCAATGTGTGCTTCTCTGTACCAGAAAGCCCAATCTTCGGCGACGATAATGCCCCCTCCGGAACACTGAATACCACGGGAGTAAGGACGGAGCCCGGGTAATATTGCCCTCGTACGACGCTAGCTGTTTTAGTGCTGCCACGGCTATTAAAGGCTGCCAGTGTTATGCTTCCAGCATACGGATCACCATAATTATCGTTTGTGGTCATGCTCAGGATTTTGGCAATATCATACAGGTCAATATTTATTTTCACCCATTCACTCAGTGAAGGGCCATGTATGGCATCGTATGTTGCCCGATACAGTTCACCGTTCATCCCGTAAAAAACAGCCATCTTCAGCATCAGCGGGACAGTAAGGTTATTCCGCATCTCATCAGCGAAAAATAAATCAATCACACCTGTAAACTGTACTTCCGGTATAATTTCGCAGTCAGCGCTGACCGTATACCGCCCCGGTGTGGCATTTGAGATCCAGTCAAGAAGCACTTCCTTCGACGAAAAGCTGAGAACGTCACCTTTTGTGAAGATATGCCCGAATCCCAGACTTCCTGCAACAGCGGCCCGCCCCTGCGTTCTGTCATAAATGCCTGACTGAAGCCCATAATTTCCGCCTGCTGCTGAGTTTCCACTATTTCCATTGATACCCAGAACGTCACACATCTCTTCGGCTGTGGATTGTGACAACAGCTGTTTCCCTTTTTCAGAAACAGGAGCCAGAGAACACTGCCCGTTACCGCTAAAACTGGGAAACCCATCTTCACCGGATGGAAGACTGCCTAACGCAGTCAGAACGGGATTTAAAGGCTGTTTTCCGGCCAGCATCTTCATTATCGTTACGGAAAACGCCGGGTCATTACCCAGCGCCTCCGCCAGTTCGTTCAGCGTGTCCAGGGTTTCAGGAGATGAACCCACAAGAGCAGCAAGCAGTTTGCGGACAAACGCCGCATTCACTGTTTCCAGACCTGAAGCATCGTCCGGTGGTGTCGGTGTCATAGGGGTACCGGTGAAGACCGGACTATCCAGTGACGCTTTTGTCTTCACCTCATTCATGACGTTACTGACTGCCAGGGATGTGGCGGCCTCTGTCTGTGAAGTACTGTCAGTACGGTTACTGAGCCTGACAACCCCCTTTGTGGTCGTACTGGCATCCTCCAGGCTCACAGCAGATGCAATCTCCTCTGCCCGTCTGGCCGCATTCTCTGCACGTGTTGCTGCAGACTCAGCAGAACTTTTGCTCTGCGCTGCCACCGCTGCGCTCCCTGCAGCCTCTTCCGCCTTACCGGATGCCTCGCCGGCCAATGATGCAGCTGCTTTTTCAGAGCCCGCCGCAGCGGATGCGCTCTGTGCTGCTGCCGTTTCAGAAGACCTGGCGTTCATCTCGGATGTTTTTGCCTCCTTCGCGGCATTTTCTGCCGCCGTTGCCGAGGAGGCTGCACCACTGGCGCTTGATGATGCGTTCGTTTCTGATGATTTTGCTGCCTCTTTTGAGGCCTCCGCCTCACGGGCTGAGGTGGCAGCTTCTGACGCTTTCGCGGTCGCGGTGGATGCTGAGGTGGCGGCTGATTGTTGTGACGCTGCCGCATTCGTTTCTGACGTTTTCGCGGCAACAGCACTGGTGGCCGCCGCGCTTTTCGAGGACTCTGCAGCGGCTGCACTTTTTGATGCCTCAGTGGCCTTTACTGATGCCGTTTCTGCACCGGAAGACGCTTCCTGTGCCGACGACGCGGCCTGCCCGGCTGACGTGCTGGCTGCGCGTGCTGAGTCTGCAGCATCAGTCGCATGGGTTGCCGCCTCACGGGCTGATGTGCTGGCATCGCCGGCTGACTTCTTCGCGGCTGCCGTGTTCTGTGCCACCGCGGACGCGTTACGCGCCACCTCTTCCACCATCAGTTCAAAACGGCGCAGTGCCTCCGGACGGACATCATCCTCCGTCATGGCACCGAGAAAATCATTCAGCGTACCGGGTCGGGAATCTTCATACACGGTGATGGTCCCGGCATGTGACGGCGGGAATCCTTCCACCAACAGAATAACGCTGTACTGACCGTACTCAACGTCCATGCTGTAACGCCCGGCTTCATCCGGATTTTCTGAGGCCAGCGTGTTCACCACCACCGTGGTACTGTTACGTTTTGCTTTCAGCTGGATTGTGCAGTTCTGTACCGGTTTTCCTGTGCCGTCTTTCAGTACACCTGAAATCTTTACTGCCATATTCACCCCACAAAAAAGCCCGCCTGAACCGGCGGGCTGTCATAACACTGTGTTACCTGGCTAATCAGAATTTATAACCGACACCCACGATGAAACCGTCAGTGCGCCAGTCGCCACTGCCGGAACCTTCATAAGCGACATCAATGGCCACGGACTCGGTCGGGTTAAACTGCACGCCAGCCCCCCACGCCAGAGACGTGTTGCTGTGGCGACCGTCATCACTTCCGGTCAGCACATCGTGCGTTTTCCCCTTATTGTCAGTTACGCGGATATAATCCCCGGAAAAAGTCGACACACGGCTGTAAGCCACACCCGCCATCGCATACGCGCTGAACCATTCATTCACGCGCACAGACGGCCCCGCCATCACGCTGAACCAGCGGTTACGCACGGAATCTTCATGCCAGCGGGTATCGCTGTAATGCGTTTTTTGCTCATCTTTGGCATTGACATAACTGAATGACGTCACCAGCCCCAGCGTGTCCGTAAACTCATAACGGTATTTCACGTTAATCCCGTTCAGATCATCACTACCGACAGCGTTCGTCCGGGCATGAAGATACCCCGCGCTCAGCGTGGCCTGCTGCTCAGACGCCCATGCAGGCGCACCGGATACGGCCAGACAGATGGCTGCGGATAAAATGGCTGCACAAACTTTACGCATAATTACCTCTCGCTTTTCTGCAATAAAAAAGGCGCCATTTCTGGCGCCCGTATCTGGGTGATAAAATTCAGCTAATCGTGATGCCTGCAGTGGATTTCTTCATCACCACAACCAGCAAATCACTGATACTTGCTGTGGGATACCAGTCATTTACCAGCCATGCTGACACCGAAAACTCCAGCGTCATGTGGCCGCGACCAGCAGGCATATCAATAACACCTGTATAAATCAGCGTATTATCCCGCGCGGTACAGTTATAAATTTCAGCACCGTTTTTCCGCACTATCAGACGGCATGACGAATAAATATCGTTATGTTCCCGCTCATGTTTAGCACCGCTGAATGCCACCGCCGGAATAACAATTTGCCGGTCAAAAGGCTGATCGTCATAAACCCTGACGGTAATGGTTCCTGACGGCCACCGCTCCGGTGCACGGGAGTCCCGGGGGAAAGCTTTGCCCACTGTTTTAACAATATCGCCTTCAATCTGGTTCGCGGACAGTTTTCCCAGAACCCGACAGTTCTCGTTAATCGTGACATTGTTGAGCGTCCCGGCGTTCGCATTCACACTGCCACTGATATCCGCATTTTTCGCCGTCAGCCGCCCGTCCGGTGTCAGGGAAAATACCGGCGGATTTCCACCGCTGGTAATGGTGGGGGCCGTCAGGCGCTTCAGGAACACGTCGTTCATGAATATCTGGTTGCCCTGCGCCACAAA